AAGAAAGACAACGAATTAAATCAATTCAAAAATGAGGTGTCGCAAATGTTGCAAGCGCAACAACAAGCGCCAGCTCAAACTCAACAACAGCCTCAAGTTGACGAATTTCCACCCGCTCCACCTGCACCTGAAAAACCAGCGGGATTTTCTCGCGAAGAAGCTTGGGGTGACCCAAGTTCAGCGAGTGCCCAATATCTGGATGCTAAAGAAAAATGGCAAGACAATATGACTGAATATCGTGATTTGAGAAATCAGTATGAAATCGCTACTGTGCGTGAGCAATTGGAAACGCAAGAAAAAAATAAGCGTGTTGCTGTAGCTCAGCGTGAAGAATACAATCGCCAACAAGCTCAAAATCGTGAAATATTTAATCACGTTCAAGGGCATTATGGCTTATCTCAAGAAGATGCGGTAGATTTCATGAAAACAATGTCTGACCCAGGCTCTTTAAGCATGGACAATCTTGTCAGTCTTTATAGGTTAAGTAAAGGCCAAGGGCAAACTAATCCTCAATCGCAAGGTCCTAGCGAAGCATTTCAACAATCTAGAAATGCACAACAAGTTCCTTCACCGATGGGTGTAATGCCAGGCCAAACAAATCAACCTAGAAATGATTCTGACACGATTATGGATGATTTAATTAAAACCCACAAGTCCAAGAATCCTTGGTCTTAAGGGATAACTGTAAAAGGAGAAAACTAAAATGGGAACATTTTATAGTCCAAATGCAGGGGTAGATGTACAAGGCGTAGATATTAATGACAATAGAAGAGTCTTTAATTTCGGCGACCGTGTAGCTGAATTAGCTCCTCAACAGTCTCCTTTCTTTGTATATCTTTCTAAAGTAGCGAAGAAGGCGACTGATGACCCTGTATTTAAGTTTTTGGAGCAAAGACACCAATGGCAAAGACGTAATTTTGCTATAGAAACAGCAATGACTGGCACGGGTGGTGACGTGCATGAAGCCGTTGTAACCGATGGCGCATCGCCATTATCAGCATTTGGAGTTCAAGGAAATGATTTAGCACTTGATGTTGATTGCGGATATAACGAAACTGGTATAATTGAAGCAGGTCAACCTTGCAACTTTATCGTACCAGGTGCTGTTCTTGCTATAGTTGATAGTACTGGAGCTGTGAGACGATTAAGACTTCATTCTGATTGTGTTATTACTCATTCAGCTTCTAAAACTACTATTAATCTATATACTCACTCAACTACAACATGGCACGCAACTGCTATTGGAACATGGGCTGCATCTACGGTATTTAGTGATAATGCTAAAGGTCAAGTGATTGGTTCAGCATGGGGTGAAGGTACTACTGCTCCTACAGGTTGGGAAGACCAAATGTTCGACAGAGAAGGATATTGTCAGATTTTTAAAACTGCAATGAATCTATTCTCTGGTACAGCTATGGCTACTCGCTATAGAGGTAAGGCTGATGAATTCAAAAGAGTATGGGCTGAAAAACTAATGGAACATAAGATGGATATTGAACATGCAATGCTTTTCGGACAAGGGCAAGTTCAAGGTTTGTCATCTAGTGCAGAAACTGGTGGACAGATTAGATACTCTTGGGGAATGCTTCCTTATACTTACCAATATGGTAAAGTGTATGGGTTATCATATGCCACATCTGGATATGATGCTTTCTTGGATGCTATGGAAGATTATTTCGCTCCTGAATCAGGAAATAGTGGAAATAAACTTGTATTATGCTCAAGAAAAATTATTACTTATTTGAATAAAATAGGTAATGGTAGTTTTTTAAACAACTCTGTAGGCTCATCTCAATATCGACTTGATATTGCTAATGTTCCTGGTGCTTTTGGGCATCAAGTAACTAAAGTAAATACTATTTTTGGTAATTTACATTTTGTTGCTGACCCATTATTAAGAGGACCATGGGAAGATTATGCTATATGTGTTGATATGGCAAATGTAAACTACAGACCACTAGCGGGTAATGGTATTAGTCGAGATACCTTCATAGAAACTAATATTCAAGGCAACGCTGTAGACGGTCGTCAAGACCAAATCATTACAGAAGCTGGTTTGGAAATTCAGTTACCTGAAACCCACGCAATCCTTAAGTTTTCTTAAGATAGGAGTTAATTATGGCAGCTCAAACTCAAACAGCATGGACTAGTAGTACTTATAATGGTTTTGCTATTTATACTAGTACAGCTACTACTGATGCGGCAAATGAAGTAAATTGGTCATTAAAAACTCCTAATGAGTTAGATACTACTAAACCTTGGTCATTAATTGTGTCAGCTTCAGCTTCTCAAGATGGAGCAGCAGCACCTTTAATGATTTGGGGTGGATATTCTGATGACTTTGCTTTAGCAGGAACAACTACTAGAGCAACAGCAACAGACGGTGTTCAACTTGGAGAACTTACTGATGATTTAGGTTATGGAGCAGCTGTAGCAGGTATGCATTTTGCAATGAATCCTGGTAGTACTGGATTAGCAAATGTTGTAACTATTGCAGCTTTAGCAACTGGTATGCGACATAATATTCCTGTATTCCCCCATTATGCTTTCGAGCTTATGGCGGATGATGGAAATACATTGTTAGCACATACTTTAACTTTTAAAATCATTCAAGTAAGTCAAGGTTCTAATCAATCATTAATTGGAACTGATATTGGAGGCGATGGAGATGCAGGTATAGGTGCTGACCCATCCTAATGGTTAAGTTGTTAAACAATATTGCTGGGGGCTTCGGCCCCCATGCAATGAGGAGAATGAATGTTAATAGATAGAATAACAGATTTATCAGGCCCTTTACCTGAAACTTTAACTGACCCTACCTATATTTATGAAGTAGCTGCAAGAGAAGTTTTGGATATAGTGGAAGATAGCACTTTTATTAGAAGAAGGTCTAGAAGATTTGATTTAAATGCAAGTAATCTTACTTTTAATACTGAAGGTAAAAAGATTGTCAATGTAATTAGACATGATGCTAATGATGAGAGAAATATAATTGAATGTGAAGAAATTGATTTTACTGAAGCACCTGATTACAAACCAGGTTCAGGTTCTTTAAATGAAGCCACTTCTTATTCTCCTGTATATTCTGTTTTACCTACTAAAGTAGATGATGGAGCTTTAAATATAGTTTCTGGAGAACTTACAGTTTATCCTGAACCTACTAATGGTTCTGTTGCAAGTATATATTATATTGAATATCCAACATTTGGAGCAAGTGGTGATTTAAATGTAACTTCAATGGAAGATTTAATTCATGCAACAGATAATACGAGATTTGATTACTGGACAGAAGATATGGAAGAAGGTTTTATAGTTAGAAGTGCTATGAGAATATTACAGGTAAGATTAAGTGAAGTTGTTACTGAAGAAGAAGATACTGAATTATCTCAATTAATTCAAACTGCTTTAGCATCTGTTACTGCTGAATGGGAAAGACTTAAAAGTGTTCTTAAAGATTTTAATCCAGAAGACCAAGCACAATTAGAGAGTATGAGGAGATAAAATGAATAAAAAAGAATTATTTGAATGGATTAGAATGCATCATCCCGATGTCAATGAGACTATGTTGACTAAGTTAGTAAATAGAGCTATGGATGATTTTTGTGAAAAAACTGAAATTATAAAGACTGCTTCTACTCTTACTACAACTTCAAATCAGAGATTTTATAATTTAGCAAATGATATTTTAAAAATAAAAGAATTAAGGATTGACGAATTACCAATCCCAAGATTACAAGATACTGGAATAATAGATTCTACTCCTATATATACTCCTTTTGACAGCTCTGATAATGAAAATGAAGAAGATGTAATTCCAAACGATGGGTTGATACAAGCAGCACATTTTAATAATGTTAATAAAGATATAGATGGAAGTGTTCCTTATGGAGCAGCAAGATACATAACTATTCCTAAAGAATTTTTCACAGAAGTAGATAATACAGCAGCTATGACAATATCTTTTTGGGTTAAGTTTGATAGTAGTGAATATAATAATGTTGGCTATTTATTTAACAATTCTGGAAGAGATATGAGTAATGGTAGATGTGATATAAGATTTTTTAGTGGACATGGAACTTTTTCAGGAAGCGCTACTACGGGACAAGGAGCATATCGTCATACTCCTAGCCAAAGTTTTGCAGCCACCTTTGCTCCTAAAAATATAAACAGTGCTTATGATTATTATAATGGAGCAACAAGTGGAGTTAATAATTTTAGAGTAGGTGTAGCTGATAGCAGAAATTGGTCTTTTAAAACTGGACAAGGTGCATTAGAAACTAAAAATAAATGGAGATTAATGACATTAACTTATGATGGAAGGTCTGCTACAGAAGGAGATGGATTAAGATTATTTAATAATCTGCAAGTAGGTAATATGCAATCTTCTTTTCAGAAATTTAGTACACAAGCAGATAGTCCTTATAATTTAAATAATAATGAAAATATTCTAACAACAAATTGGCATGATGGTACATCAGCAGATGGTTATGGACAAGTAAAGCCTCATATAACTTCTGGAAATTACTATACTCATGGAAGTTCTGGAGGAGTTCATACTCACGAATCTACTCAAGATATTCAATTAGGATGTTTTAAATATGCACCAGGTAGCGTTGCTATACAATCTCAACCCGCATCTTCATTGGCGAATTTAATGTCTGATATCACTAGTTCAGATATTTATTCAGCAGGAAATACTGTATTTCCATTTAGTGGTTGGATGAGAAATCTATTTATTTCTTCGTCTACTTTTGATGTAGATAAAATAAACAATATATATTCTTTAGGACCAAATGCCACTTATGATGATGTAAGTGGAGTAGATTCAAATTTAACGCATTTTTACTTATTAAAAGAAAATGCAAATGATAGTGTAGGAAGTATTAATGGGACTAATGTAGGAGGTTTAGAGTATACTAATACAGCAGATACTAAGGCAGGAGGAGCTGAATAATGGCAAATAAAAATAGATATTGGTTTGTTAAAAGGAATCAATTAGGATTAGTAGAAGATGCTACTGGAGGAGGTTCTGTAAATGGAGTTCCTAAAAATTTTCAAAATATATCTGGCGCTGTAAATGTTAAGATTGATGCTGTTAGAAAACATAAACATTTTAATACTACAGAAGTACCTTCAATAAATAATGATTGGCTATTTGATGGAACAACTCCTATGGACCAAAGTCCTAGCCAAATACCAGAGCAATTTCATGAAGCTTTAATTTTTAAGACTATTGCAATGGTTTATGAAATGGGGGCAGATTTCGACCCAGAAAAGGCTGCATTTTTTGAAAATAAATATAATGAAGTTGTTAAAAAAGCAAAGACTTTTGCAAGAAGGTATTATAATGGTAATACAATGAGAATTAATCCCGTAGATTTTTAAAGAAATATTTTGTAGTTTAATGTAAAGAATAGGAGAAAAAATGTCGTATTTCGTCAAAAATAAAACCAAAAAAGCTGTTAGAGGCGGTAGTTCCAGATTCTCTACACAGGTTAAGGTTGCCGGTGGAGGAAAAGCAAAAACTTATAAAACATCCAAACCCGCTAATAAATTTTATAATCAATCAATAGAAGTAGATGCACAAGATGCAGGAGTAACTTTATTTAAAACAACACCTGTTGCAGGAAGTGCTACAGATGCCTTAGGCGCTGAAATGTATGACTTTAAAGAATTAGTTTTACATAATAGGTCTCCTCAAGTAGCTGAAATAATGATGCAAGTTCAAGATTGGGGACATCATGCAACTAATGATTCTGCTGATGGAACTCAGACAGAACTTAAATTTTTATTAAATCCAAGACAAACATTTGTATTGCCAACATCTAAAATAATACAGTATAGTATAGCTAATTCTGCTACGAATACTCATATAAGACACTTTTGGAATGGGGCCACTATAGATGAAGACGGAAATCATGAGTATCCAGGTCAAATAGACCCATTAAATGGTTTGTCTGATACAGGAACTTATAATGGAGCTACATTGGATGTAGTTAATTCTAGCGCAACAGCATTTACAGATGAACTGGGTAATTACAATTATACATCAAAATATGCTCATTCTGATTTATCTACAAACTTTTTTGGAGTATCAGCAGATGGATTTGTGCCAGGAAGTATTATGATAAGATTTTGCGAAAAACCATTTGCTACTGTAAATTTAAGAAAAAGATATAATAGAAGAGTATTGCCTTCAGATGATTCTGGATTAACTGCTGGAGCAACTTATTATTTTAAAGTCGCTATTGATGGAGGAACAGCAGAAGAGATAGCTTTTACAGTTGACACTGGTAATACAACTTGGGGAGGAAGTAACGGAATTATTGCTAAAATGCAAAAACAATTTAATGATGAATTTGAATTGTCTTCTTCTCAATTGTTTGGTAAAAGAGTAACTGTTGGAATGATTGAAGGAGATTTAAGATTTACCAGTCATTATTCTGCAAAGCATCATAATAATGGAGGAGCTGAAAGTGCTTTACAATTAAGTGCGGGAACAACAGGAACTAATTTATTTGCAGGAACGACAGGAATGATTCCTAATGATATTACTGATACAGCCCCTAGATTTTCTCCATTTGATAGACCCAATTTTATAATGTGGGATGATGGACAGGGAAATTTAAGAAGACAAGCTGGTGGAGTTGGAACTATTAATTATAGTACAGGAATGATGCAAATGACTGGATTGCCTGCTAATACAGAAATGGCTATAGTTGCAACTACTGATTCTGCGTTAGGAGGAGAATCTACTACACTAGGAGCTGGTCAAGGGACTGCTCTTAATAATATAATGGTTCATGTAAAAGCAAGGAGTACTAACTTATATAGGAATTCATTAATAGATGTCTTTGTAGCAGGGTATTAATGGATTATTTGTTTTTATTAGAAACTTATGGGATACCGATTTGTGTAGCAGTTGCCTTTGGTTTCTTTATATGGAAACAAAATAAATATATACAAGATGATTTGTCTCAGGATTTAAAAGAGAAACATGATAGATTGGAAGGTATATTAGTTAAATTAATAGACCAGCAAAAGAAAATGCAGTTAGAGCAAAAAGGATTAGAAAATAGTTATAAGACATTAGTTGAAGTTATAGCTAAATTAAGTGGAAATGGATTAAGAGAAAAGTTTTTAAGGATGCAAGAGAGAAATGAAAACAAAAAATACTAAAGATGATTTGATAATATCTCATCTTGAATATATCAGAAATAGAGTAGACCAAATTAATGGTAGAGTAAATAAAGCAGAAAATGATATTACTGCTATTAAGACTACTGGAGTTACTCTTTCTGCTTTAATCGGGGTTATATTAACCTGGTTAGGAGTGAACAAATGATACAAGCAATGTTAGTTAAAAAAGTTGTTGGCATTATTATTAAAAAAATAATGGAAAAAAGTGAACTAAAACGCATGCGCAAGTATGTCGAAGAGGACAACGAACTAGATAAGCAAATGAAAGTTGTCCAAAAAAGATTAAGTAAATATGGCAAAACAATTGAAGAGTTAGAAAAAGATGTTGCCATCTTAAAAAAAGATTCACATCCAAGAGCAGATTGGATATGTATGAAATGTGGATGTAAGGCTAAGAAGTATGTAAAAAATAAATCAAGGAGAAAATAATGTTATCATTTTTAACAGCAAACTGGGAATGGTTTTTATTAGGCTTATATGTTTTAGAAAAAGCTATTAAACTATCTCCATCAAAAAAAGATGATTTAGTTTGGGATATGGTTCTTAAACCTATAGTTGATAGAATCAAAAATAGATAAATGAAACATGCATTCCTAGATAATACTCTTGTATGCAAGGATGAAAAATGTCTTGATGAATTAGAAGTCTTGTATTCTTATAAAGTTTTTAAAGTCAAACCGAAAAAATGCCCTCATTGTGGGAGTGAAAAATTAGAAGGACTTGAACTCGTAGGAATAAAAGAGGGAGCATTATTCTGGGAATGCGATGAATGTCTATTTAAATTCTTAAAATACTCTATAGAAAATACTTTAGAATATTTAAAAGAAGGAGATGGATATTGGTATAATCCAAATGATTGGAAAAATATTGAAAGGAATTAATGTATGTCTGATAAAGGTGTAGTTAAAAGAGCTATAGTAACACCAGATAAACATTTTCCAATAGCAGATATGCCTGCTATTAATTGCTTATTGAAATCAATTGAAATAGTAAAACCTGATATTTATATAGATTTAGGCGATTTAGGAGAATGGGGTTCAGTGTCACATTGGCAGTGGAAAAGGAAAAGAAGACCTCCTTTGGAGTATCAACTGCCAAAAGTAGAAGAAGATGTTATAGCAGTTAATAAAGGTTTAGATTTAATAGACGAAAAATTAGACAAGGTTAATGTTAAACAAAAGTATCTCTGCCAAGGTAATCATGATGAATGGATGGACATGTTTGTATCAGAACATCCATATTTGCCCCAATATAGCTTCAAAAACGCTGTAAAATTAGAAGATAGGGGTTATACCTACTATCCAGGAGGAAAGCTCCTTAAAATAGGTAAATTAGCTTATTATCATGGACATCACTTTTCAGGAGTGCATCACACTACTACTCATATTAAAAAATTAGGTGGAAGTGTTATGTATGGTCATCATCATAGTTTACAGCAAGATAGTGAAACACATATGGATGGACCTAAATCTGCCTGGAGTATAGGATGCTTAAAAGATATGTCTGAAGAAGCTAATAAATGGTTAGGTAGAAGACAACATAAATGGGCACATGCTTTTGCTATTGTTGATTATTTTGACAAAGGTTTATTTACCGTTCATATAATACAGATAATAAACGGCAAATGTTCTTTATGGGGAGAATTGATAGATGGAAATATATAATATAGAATTACCAGAAGATTACTGGGAATGTAGTGAGGGGATAATATGGCTAAGCAAATCTACGAAATAAAAACTTTTAACAAGGGTATTAATACAGGTTCTTCTGATATGGATATATCTGCAGACTCTGCATCTTTTTCTTGGAATGTTGAAACTAGAAGCCCTATGGGAAAAATGGAACCTTCTAGAAAAAATATTGATATAGGAAAAGAATTAAGAGCTGTTGATATGAAAGTTATAAAAACTAAAGATTTTGGAACTTGTATTGTAGGTTTTAATCCTTTTAATACTACTGACTCCCAAGGAAAGAAATTAGGATTATTGACTATTGTAGATGATATATATGGAGATAATAGTTAGTGGAATTAATTAATACAATATCAGCTAATACAAATATAGATAGTGTTCATAAAAATGATGCTCAAAAAGAAACTATATGGTATAATCCAGATGCTTTAAATGGGACTGGGGCTTGGCAAACATTAGCATTAGTAGAAAGCAATAATAATATTGGCTTAAAAATATTTGAACAAAATGCTTCAGGAGAATGGAATGAAGCTAATGTAATGAATGCAGAGTCTGAAGATGATAATTTTATTTTAATTTGCAATAATACATCTAACTTTAGATTTGATGCCGCTTTTTCTAAATATGGAACATTAAGTGATAGAGATGAAAATCAGGAAAATTTTGTAACTGGTGCTCCTTTATTCTACAAAGACGCGACAAGAACAAGTTCTTTTCAACATAAACCAAAAGGTTGTTTGCATGTAGTTTTTTATGATGACGGTAGTTGTAATGGATTAGGTCACACTATTACTCCTAAATCAGGAGCTTCTTTTAAAGTTCCAGGTATATATCATATGGTTATACAGTATATGGAAAAATGGGAGAAGATGGATGAATCTGCTAT